TAAAGCCTTTTAAAATGCGGGGATGACCGGACGGGTTTTGAAGTGTGTTAGTGCGTTAGGGGTGATTTCCACGGGGTAGGGGGCGGTTTGGTTGGAGATCAGGACAGCAAAGGATTTAGGCTTGGTCAATCGAGCGATCAAAGAGCGGTGGAATGTCGACCGTGAAGCGGTTAAGGCGGCTCTTATGGTTTGCTTGCAAGATCCGGACCTAGCCCCCAAGGCAGCAAAGATCCTACTAGATGCCGATGCGCTCGACGAAAAGCGAGACGCGGCAGACGAAAGGAGGCTACTGAAAGAAAATGAACAGCGTCTACGACTGCTTGAACTCGCTAAGTCTATCCCAGTTGCAGAGCTTACTAAGCTCGCATCCGATCACGGCGTCATCAGCCGACCCGATTAAGGGTGACGAGCGGATGAAGCAGCGGGAGCTTATGGCTTCCAAGCGGGCGGCAGAGCGGGACTTGAAAATCCCTGCCCCTAAAAATGCAAAGCACAGGGAAAGGGCTTTGTTGGACGCCGAGTTTTTCCTAGGCCACTACTTTGGAAACGTGTTCTACGAGCCGTTGACTAGCGACCGTCTGGACATGCTCGAATCCATCGAGAATGCAGCGTTGTACGGCGGCGATCAAGCTATCGCAGGGCCTCGGGGCGAAGGTAAAACGCGGATTGTTCTTTATCAGAGCATAAGGCTTTTGCTCAAGGGGATCAGTCGATTCCCTATCGTAATTGGCAAGTCTCAAACCAAGGCGGAAAAAGACCTAAAAACGATTCGGGAAAAGTTCCAGCAAAACAAGCAATTCCTCGATGATTTCCCAGAAATTGGCTATCCGTTCAAGGCTCTTGGGGGATGGGCCAGCCGTGCCAACATGCAGACCGTTGCAGGCGAATACACTCAAATAGAAATGGCAAAGGATCACTTGATATTCCCGACCATCCGACCGGATCAGCTCGACTGGAGCAAGGATTTTGAGCTAGTAAGCAAGGGGCAGATTTTTGCTTGCATGGGCATCGATGGTCCAATTCGAGGTACTACCTACCGAGACGAAAGGCCGACCCTAGCGATCATCGACGACGTTGAGGATAAGCAGGCGGCTAGGTCCGAAACCTTGATAGCGCAGATTGAGGCAATTATCGAAGAGGATATCGGCGGGCTAGGTTCTAGTTCCGAGCCGATCGCGAGAGTGTTTCTTTGCACGATCCAAAACCGAAAATGCAATGCTTACAAGTACACTGACGTTAAGCAGAAACCTAGTTGGCGCGGCCGTCGCTATCGCAAAATGATAAAGCCCCCTGACCGTATGGACTTGGTTGAGCGGTTTATCGAGTTATGGCAAGACCGAAAAGCCGACGACCCAGACGCCAGGGAAGCATTCCGTTTTTGGCGCGACAATCAGGCCGAAATCGAAGTCGGTTGCATTGTCAGCAATAAATACAGCTACAGCAAGAAACCGCACAGCGACGGCGAACCGATGGAGGTTTCGGCGATTCACAGTTACTACATTCGCGTTGCTAGGTACGGTGCGAAGGCGGTGGCTACTGAGATTGACAACGACCCTCCGGAGGATGCGGGGCCAGTCGGCCAGGGCTTGACCCCTGAGATAGTCGCGTCGAGGATTAGCGGGCTAGATCGGTATCGCGTTCCATCTAGCACGGTGGCTTTAACAGCGGCGATCGACTTGGGCAAGTATCGTTGTCATTGGGTAGTGGCGGCATGGCAGCAAGGCGGTACGGGTTTTATCGTTGACTACGGCGAAGAGGCGGTATTCGGGACCGATAAAAGCATGGATACCGAAGCTACCGAAGCGGTTCTTTATCAGTGTTTGCTAGACTTTCGGACTAGCTTACTCGAAAAGCAATTCCTAGATCCGTCTGGGGCCCGCAAGCCGGTTGATTTTTGCTTGGTCGATTCCGGCAACTTCACTCAGGCGGCGTATCAATTCTGTAAGGGCATGGGCGGGATTTTCCATCCATCGAAAGGCTATAGCCCATATCGGCATCGCGACAAGAACGAAGCGAATACGATTGTTGGCTACAACCTGCACGCAAAGAAACTACCGGCGCATAATGTTTGGCTCTACGAGCTTGACACAGACTACTGGAAGCAGTTTGTTCACGAAGGCTTTTTGACGCCGACATTTAACGACAACAACGAATTTAGGCGAAAATCCCTGTCGATTTTCAATCCCGAGGGAAGCCGAAAGCACGTCTATTACGGCAAGCACATTACAGCGGAAGATTTAGTAACCGATGGCGGCAAAACCTACTGGAAGCCTTCCGGTTTAGACAACCACTGGCTCGATGCAACTTACATGGCGGCGGCAGGGTCCGAAGCTTGCGGGGTCAAGCTCATAGCCCCAAGCGAAATCGAGGTTGCCCCAAAACATATCGGCGATGAGCCGAAACAACCAAAGCCTGTCCAGCAAGCCTACAGGCATGGGCAGCAACGATTCAGACAGCGGCAAGGTGGATGGATTCCCAAACGGAGAGGATGATATGAGCAAGAGGCCAAAGCAACAAACAAGCAAGCGGGAATGGGTAGATCCTCGGGTTGACATCCAGCCAATTCAACCGCAAGAGCCAGCGCAAACGCACCAGGAATTTAGCCAGGGTATCGTCAGCAAGATGGCCGAGTCGCTAGGGATTCCCTCCGACCTTCCAGACTACGAAAGCCCCAACTACTCATCCGCAAGAATCCACATGCAAGCGATGAAGGACGCTAGCGAAACCCCCATCCCCCGCGAAGACGAGGCAAGGCCTTGCACCCTTTGCGAATCTCGCCGACCGATCGGCAAGAGTTATTCAAGGGTCTATTGCACGAAGGCCAAGGTTCGATATTGCCGATGCTCCTATTGCGGGCATACTTGGGCGCAAGAGCGTAAATAATTTGTAGCAGTGTACTAATGGAATAGTACAGGCATCTACCAAGCAACCGCAAGCCATGCAACGATTGACGCATGGCATCAGCGGCATCTCTGTTGGCACTAATCGACGCAGCTATTGAGGCCCTTCTAACCGGAGGGGCCTCTCAGTATTCCATTGGCTCTAGGACCGTCACCAAGCTCGACCTAGCGGCGTTGATGGCCGAGCGAAACAAGCTACTCCATCAAGTCCAGCGTGAAAGCGGATCGGGCGGCATCTCCCTTGGGCGAATCGTGGGGGGCCGTCGATGATCGAGCGATTTATCGATTCGGTAGTCTCGGCAGTTAGCCCCATCGCAGGATTGCGACGGCAGCAAGCACGCAGGGCCCTTGCCAGATCCTACCAAGGTGCCGAACCATCGCGGGTATCGAGCAACAGACACCCCAAGAATCTACCAGCCGACCAAGAGCTAATGGGGCCATTCGGGGCCGACCGACTCAGGGCAGAGGCTAGGCGATTGGTTCGAGATAATTCCTACGCATGGGGAGTTGTAGACACTATCGTCTCTTCCGTTGTCGGCGCGGGAATTCAAGCCCAATCGACCTTCGAGACTCCCGAAGGGGACGACATCGAGGACATCAACGACCTGCGCGATAAGGCTTGGTCCGAGTGGTCCGAAGTCGCGGATATCAACGGGCGTTTGACCCTCGAAGAAATCCAGATTATCGCCCTTCGCGAAATGGTCGAAGCGGGCGAGGTGCTTATCCGCATTGTCAATCTACCCTCGACCGAATACCGGGGAATCAGCCGACCGATTCCGATGGCTCTTGAGATCATCGAAGCCGACAGGCTAGCGACCGATCGCGATACCTACACGATGGGGATCGATCGCGGCGATGGGACGCGGGTAATTCGCGGGATTAAAGTCGATGAATCGGGCAAGCCCCTTGCCTACATGATCTATGACGACCATCCGTTACAACCCTACGCGGTAAGCCGAACGCCAAAGGAAATTCCGGCCCGGGAAATCATCCACCTGTTCCGCCAGGATCGAGTCGGCCAGACGCGGGGCGTTACTTGGTTTGCTCCAGCGTTGGCATCGATTCGCGACCTTGGAACGTACTTGGACAACGAGTTGCAGGCCTCGGCTATCGCATCCTGCTTCACGGCGGCGATCAAGACCGAAACGCCATTGGGCAATCTCAACAACCCAGAGACCGGCAGCGGAATCGACAAGGCTGGAAATCGAGAGCGATACATCGAGCCGGGCCTAATCTTCGATCTTAACCCAGGCGAGTCGGTTGACATCATCAATCCTACGCGGCCAAACACATCGGCGGGCGAATGGACCAAGGTAATCTTGCGGGGAATTGCCGTAGGGACCGGGCTATCCTACGAGGTTGTAGCACGCGACTATTCGCAAACCACCTACAGTTCAAGCCGAACCAGCCAACTCGAAGATCGGCGGCGGTTTCGGATCATCCAGAAATACATCATTCGGCACTTGCTACAGCCTGTTTGGGATCGCTTTTGCGATGCGGCAAGCCGAACCAACCTCGACGGATTCCCAGGGCCTAGCGACTTGCTAAGCGATCGCAGGCGGTTTACCCCTGTCGAATGGCAGACTCCTAAATGGGAATGGGTTGATCCAGCAGTTGAGCAACAGACCAGCGAATCAGGCATCAATTCGTTTACCGCGACTTACGCGGATGTTCTTGGGGCTCAAGGCCAAAATTTCCGCAAGGTAATGTACCAGCGGGCCAAAGAAAACCGATTGCTTGCCAAGCTTGGCTTGCGAACCCCCGAACAGCAACAGCTAGCGATTTCGGCGGCTCAGACCCAAGGGGCGGCAGAAACGCAACCAGCGACCGGCAGCGGCGAAATGATGGGGCTCTCAACGCTTCAATTCAACCGAAACCGCAAAGCCATCGACAAGACCCTCAACGAGCTAGCTAGCGGGGCGATTAGCGAAGCGGCGGCAAAGGTGTTCCTATCGTCGGTCGGCATGTCCGAATCGAGCGTACAGGCCTTGATTGACGACGCAAAAGACGGATCAGTAGACACGCTACCGGCTGAGGTGACGGCATGAAAAAGACGGACCTAATCAAGCGACGAAAAGAACTTGACGCAAGAGGCAAGGCAAGCCAACACGGCCAAGTTGTTCGGTTGCTTGGTGCCGTCAAGGATGGCAAGGCGGTTATCGCTACAGAGACCCCGGTTGCTATTTTCGACGAGGTGCGGCGGCAATGGATTATGCAAGTAATGTTGATGGACGGAATGCAATTTCGCAACGATCGGCAAACACTTCCAATCGTTGACAGCCATGCCGATCAGACTGTACGTAATGTTTTTGGGTCGATTCGAAACATTACCATCGAAGGCGAACAGCTAGTCGGCATCCCTGAGTTTGCGAGCGATGACGAAGCGCAACGAATTGCCACAAGATACAACGAAGGGCACCTAAACGATTTTTCGATCGATGCCCGAATCCTTTCTCGGAAATACATTCCAGAGGGACAGTCTTACACTACCCCGAGGGGCCAAGTGATTGAGGGTCCAGCGGAAATTGTTACCGCATGGGAACCCCATAACGCTTCGATCTGCGCAACGGGCGCGGATCCGAATTCTACTGTTCGCAGGTCTTATGACCAGGAAAGGGTTGAACGTATGGACGAGTCGCTTTTGGCAACTCTCAAGGGGCTCGGGTTGCCAGAAGGCATGACCGATCCAATGCAGATCATTGTTTACCTCGCAGGCAAGGCGGCAGGCCAGGCCGGTTCTGACGCGGCTCCGATGGGGCAAGTCGAATCGATGGCAGGCGCGGAAAAAGAGCCCGAAGAGACTATGCGGGCCGAGCATGTCGAGCCAACCGAAGACACCGAAAAGAAAGTCGAAGCCGAAGTTGCACGCCAGATCAAGGCCCACGACGACCGACGCAAAACAATCGTTGCTCATTGTACGCTTGCGAAGCTTGAGCGAAGCTTCGCAGACGCATTGGTTGACGATCCATCCGTGACTGTTGAAATCGCTCAAGAAAGGATCATCCGAAAGATGGCTTCTCAACCACTAGGCGGGGCCGTCGAGGGCTCCAATTTCAGCGTGACCGAATCCGAGCACGATAAATTCATGGCTCAAGCTTCGGCGGGATTGGTAAAGCGATGCTGGGAAGGTCAGATCAAGACTCAAAAGGCTCCTGAAGTCCAAGGCGCGGAACACTTCCGCAATCTTGGGCTCTACCGGCTTGCTGAGGCTTGCGTTCGGCGAATGGGCGTCAATCCAGAGCGACACAACAAAGGCGATGTTGTGCGTATCGCGATGGGTCACCAAGGGGTGATGGATCGATTCAATATCCGTCGATCGAATGACGTTTACCACACAAGCGGATCGTTCTCCAGTCTGCTTTTGGATGCAGCCAGCAAGACCCTCACGGCGTCTTACGTCGAGGCCCCATACACTTGGGACCAATGGGTGCGACAAGCTCAGTCGGTTGACGACTTCAAAAACATCAACCGCATCAGCCTTGGCGAATCGCCAAATCTCGAAGTAGTTCCCGAAGGCAAGGACTACCCAGAGGGTAAGGTTGTCGATCAACGCAAGAGCTACAAGGTTGAGAAGTACGGTAAGGAATTTACCGTGACTTGGGAGACGGTCATTAACGATGACCTCGATGCCCTGTCCCGCATCCCAGCGATGCACGGATCGGCGGCTCGTAGGACGCAAGAAAAGGCGATCTATGACGTATTCCTGTCAAACCCGACCATGCCCGACGGCGTGGCTCTTTTCTCGGCATCGCACGCCTCTGGGACTAACCTCTCGGGCGGTGCAGCGGCTCCAAGCAAGACGACCCTCGACAAAGCCTTTGAGGTAATGGGTAAGCAGAAGGGGCTTAACAGCGACGTCTTCCTCGGGCTTACCCCGTCAATCCTCTTAGTGCCTTTGGCTTACGCCGGGACTGCATTGGAGCTTGTCAATTCGACGGCATCGGTCGAGAGCGAAAAGAA